GCGATTGCCGCTGACGTACTGATGTGGTCGTTGGTGACTGAACCTTCGGCTGGCGTGATCGTCGTGCCGATGTCGTTGATGCCGATGACTTCTAACTTATCCGTGGATACCAGCGCTGACGTTAACGTAAGAGTTGTTCCTGAAACTGAATAAGCATCTTCTTGCTGCTTAACACCGTTGATCGTTACTATTAGACTCTGCTCTGTAGGAGCCGTCCAGGTAAGGGTGTGAGTAGCACTAGTAGATCCTGTAACATCAAACCTACGTATGTCAGAAGCTTTTAGTTCCTTGGCGCCAATATATGACATTAGGTAATCTCCAGAATCCCCAATACTGCCTCTAAGTCGCTATCAACACTAGCCGTCATGTGAATATCCCCAGTTGCTTCTAGATCAATAGGTTTGTCTAGAACTAGAGTAGAGTCGGCAGGTACTGGAACCGTCTTAGCTACGTGATAATAAGTATCACCAGAGGTTGCTCTAGCTTTGATGGTAACATCAGCAGAGTTAACTCCGTCTATGTTACTTATGTAACACGAGTGAATAACAGATTGGGTTGCAGCTGGAGCGGTGTAAACAATACCGCCTGAAGCAGTTAACGCCGCACCCTGGTTTTTAAAGGTGTTTGCCATGTTAGCCTCCTAGTGCTATGGCCATTGCTACGGCGGTTCCAGCTGGATCGCCAGTTGATGGAACACTTGCCCAAGTCCCGTCTCCTCTCCAAAAAGTGGTAGAGGAGGCGCTTGTTCCGCTATTTAAATTACTAACGCCAAGATTACCTGTTATTGACGAAGCTCCTAGATCTAATGCTAATTCTGTAGATTCTACAACAAGTCCACCGTTAGCTTTCAAATCCGTACTAAATTCTGTGCCGGTTAAATCCAAACCGTCGCCAGCAGTATAAGTGGTGTTAGTATCTGTAGCGGCTATTTCTATAGTGCCGGTTCCGTTAGTTATCGTAACGTTAGTCCCAGCAGTAAGAGTTGATTTAGCTAAAGTATTACCGGTTGTGTTCCCAATCAGAAGCTGGCCGTTAGTATAAGTTGTCTGGCCAGTGCCGCCATGCGCTACAGAGACAGGTGTCGACAAGTTTAAAGTTACCGCTCCTGATGTTCCGCCGCCAGTTAACCCTGTTCCAGCAGTTACCTCAGTGATATCACCGGTTGTTGGGGTTTCAGATTGCCAACCGTTGGTTGTATCGTAAGTAAGAACGTCTCCATCTGAGGGAGACATCGACGTGTAAACATCTGACAAACCCGTAATCGGAACAGATATATCACCTGTGCCGTCAAAACTAACGCCAGCAATATTTCTTGCCGTTTCAAGAGCGGTGGCTGTAGATGCGTTACCTGTTAAAGCTCCGGTAAACCCAGTGGATGTTACAGACGTTAGACCAGTGATGGTGGTATCTAGATTTATAGTTACCGTACCGCTAGTTCCGCCACCGTTTAGGTTAGTGCCTGCTGTTACTCCCTCAATATCTCCTGTGAGTGTTTCTGCTTGCCAACCGTTGGTGGTGTCATATACCAAAGCTTGACCATCTGACGGGCTCATCGAGGAGTAAACATCAGAAAGATCTGTTATGCCTACCGTTGCAGAAGCTCCTAAAGCCACGGTTTGACCAGCAACAGTAACTGAACTATTTGCTAGAGAACTATTAGGAACACTAGATAACCCAAGGGTGATAGTTCCAGAAGATGTTATAGGAGATCCACTATCTACATCGATACCGTCTGTGCCGGCTATAGCAACACTTATAACACTACCTGCCCCAGCTGTGCTTGGTGCCCAATCTGTTCCTGACCAACTCAGAGTTTCTCCAGTAGACGGGGTTGTAGACGAAACATTAGATAAATCGGCAAGCGCTATATCTATGTTAGCTGTCCCGTCAAAACTGTTGCCAGCTATTGTTCTAGCAGTTTCTAAGGCCGTAGCAGTATCTGCGTTTCCTGTTAAATCTCCAGTAACATCACCTGTTACATCGCCAGTTAAATCTCCAACAAAATCCGTAGATGTTACAGATACTAAACCCGTTAAGGTCGTGTCTAAAGCAACTGTAGTGTCGTAAGTAGAGGTGTTAACCGTTTCGGTGATATTTGAACCACCTTTAACGCCCTCTAAAATATAGTTTTTAGCTGATCCTGCTGGAAGTCTGTTATCTGTTGAAGAATCTGCTATATGGAAATAATCATTCGCATCATCTAGAGGACCCCCAGTGGGTCCAGACCTTGGGGTCATAGTTGGGACTGTAATAGTAGCCATATTAACTCGTCACTATATAGTCTGAGCCAGAACCAGCATCTACCGTAGAGACGTAGGTTTTAGCAATGATTGATGCTATCTCGTACTGAGATTGCGTGGATATTTGCAGATCATTACCAGGATCAAGATAGAAGTTTGCAGTACGCTTAGAGTATCTGCGGAATGATCCGCCTCCCACGAGGCCGATTGTTTTGATTCTGCCTAGCAGCTGAGATAGCTGATTCGCGTATATTTCAAAATCTGGCTGACGGTAGTGAGCTTTCATTGTCGCAAGAGAATGCAACAAGATAAGCTGAGGATTTACCGTAGCTGTGTCTGAGTCAGCGGAGAACGCGCTCATGCCGGCATTATATTCTAGCCGGAATTTAGATGTGCTGTCGTTAGGAACTGGCCAAACTTCTATCTTAGCGGTTCCAGCATCATCAATAACATCCCACCTAACGGGATCCATTTGATTGAGAACGGGTAGATCGTTATGCCTATGAACCCCAATGCCGATTTGAAGTTCATAGAATCTACCAGTGCCTTGCCTCTGGATAGATACCGTTAAAGGTTTATATGGGTCACAGTCAGATGGAAAAGAATAGTAAGCGGTACCAGCAGTAGTGGTGCCTGGCGTGGTGTCATTTACTTTCTTAGTGAGTAGATCACCAAACTCGTAAAATAACTGGTCTTGAGCGCTTCTAAGGGCGGAATTTAATATATCTGCCTGCGCTATAGCCGCAGTTCCAGAAGCACTAAACCCCAGCCGTTGCGCTAGTTCTGTTCGTAGACTTAGAAGTGTTCTTGACATTCCTTTCTTTTGCCACTATTTCGTCAAGTTTGCTAGTCAAACCTTCTGGCGGTCTACCAAATACTGAAAGCGTGGCTCCTTCACCCCACTGGGTGCAGAGTCGAGTCCACTCTTCCTCTAAGCTATCGATATCGTATGTATCGCTAAGCTTTTCTTTGATGTTGATACTGGGACCATACCTCTCTAGATAGAACGGAAGTTCGTGAGAAGGTATTTTCTTAGAAGGTTTAGTAAACTGATCGTTATCAATTTCGATCAAAATTCTAGGAACTTGGTACATGTTTTCTCCCTATAAAAAAAGAGGGTCGGGGGAGCGACCAGGCTCCCCCTTCCCGCCAAGGTTTAAGCCACACTCCAGATAAGGCCATGGCAGTTCAGACGGTTAGCCGTCAAAGAACCGCGCCAGGTCATACCCCAGTAGTACTCATACTTGTTGTACTGCCGCGGCGGCTTTCTCGCAACCATATCATTGCCTTCGATAGGACGGAGGGCCATGTGATTGGTATTAATGAAGTAGCAGCGACGTTTCCAGTCATAAGTAGCTGAGCTATCTTTCGTTGTGCATCCACCATCGAACGTCGGATCCCAAAGGATCGGAACACCCTGGAAGTAAAGGCCGGTGAAAGTTCCACCGTTCTTGACCTCAACAGAAGGATCCATGTGCCATGGCATCTGAGCCTGCTGAGTCGGCTGAACAGCATAGCGTGACACCGCAGATTCGGAAGCAGAGCGGAAGTAATCGATGAAGGTAGAACCAGCGACGATCAGATCAGGGCTTCCGCCGTTTTTCTGACATTCACGCCACATTTTCGTCATCTCATCGATAAGGGTTGCCTCTGTAACGCCGGTGCCAGTAGCGCCAGTGTCGTTCAGACCAGAGCCGTCGTTCCAGTGGTTGTTCCAGTAGTTGGAGCCAGTGTGAGCGGTTTTAGTAATACCGCCAACAGTGCTCGAAGTATCTTTGATATTGACAATGAAGTCAAGACCGTTGATAATACGACCACTCGAGCTCGAACCAGAACCGCCGGGATCGATAGTTCCGTCAAGGTGAAGCGAAAGATCGAGAATCTCTTCAAACCCAAGGCGCAGAGTTTCCATGCCTTCGTTGAAGATATTGGTTAGCTGGACGAGACCAGCAGAAGAAGAATTCCGCGGTGCAGAATCCGTAACGATGATACCGTTACCGAGCAAGAAGTCTTCAGTGAAATAGAAACCATCGTGCGCCGAACACCACGGCCAGTACGCTTGGCGTACCGTATCGCGCGTATTGTAGGTGACAGTATCCGTAGTGTTTTTGGTAGTTGCATGTTCACCAAACCACTGGAAGTTGCTGTCATAGCCTGTTCGGATCTGCTCAACAATGTTCTCTTTACCACCGCCCCAAGGCTTCTTTTTAGAAGTCAGGGCTTTAAGCAGAGGACGTTCCTGAGCTACCTGATCGATAGGTTTGTTTTTCAGATAGTTCTGAAGAGCTACATAACCCAGCTGGGTAATATCATTACTGTTTAGGGCTGTATTCGTAGCCATTTTTGATATTCCTCAAAAGGTTGTTAGTAGTACCGAAACAGGTTTGCCGCACGAATGCATTGTCTTGTGCTACTGAGTGAGCGGTGCTCAGCTATTACGCCCTTTTACCTGTTATGTAATTGATCAAGATGGTATTGCAAAAACTCAGGCGTTACTTCTGCCTGCTTTAATTCGCTACCATCCACGTTGCCGCTACTTGAACTACTGGGTGCTAGGGGCCCAGAATTTTTACTAGCAGAAGTTCTATTTTTAGAGGCAAGCGACATTCCTCTAGTTAGAACCTCGTATTCGTTTTTGAGAAGAGGTAGCCAACTACTGGGATCAACTCCCGAATTTGCTATCTTTTCGCCGATATCCAACATTATATCACGTTTTGACTCAAAGTCAGCGTCTGATGTTTTTATACCCTCTTCCCAAGCTTTGATTTCATTATAAGCCCTTTCTTGATGTTGAGAAAAAGCTTGCTGCTGCTGATAACTTTCTTGGCTCTGCCTCTCGAACTCTTGTTTAGATTGATTCATAGAATTCTGCTGAACCCTTTGTTGAGCTAATTTATTTGCCCAATCTTCGGACATTTCTAGGTTTTCTACAGCCTGAGATAAATCGTCGAAATCACCAAAAGAAGATTTATCGTTTTGAGCTTTGTCAGAAACTCCTAACCTTTCAGCTATAATGTTCGAGAACTCGTCTATTTTACTTAAGGCGGATCTAGCCTGTTCCCAATCCCCCGAATTAAGTGCTTTAAATACGTCTAGAGCGAAATTAAGCTGATCTGGCTGAGTTCCAGAACTTAAAACATGAGAAGCTACGGCCTCAGAAGGTTCTAGCTGTGATATTCTTTCTTCTAACTCTTTTGACCTAGAAACTAGATCTTTAAACCTTTCCTGAGCTTTAGGCTTAAGATTATTTAGAATCTCTTCGTCGCTAAGTTCTACCTCTGCAGTCTCTTCCGGCTTCTCTTCGGCTTTAGCCTCTACTTCTGGCTCGGGAGTTTTCTCCTCCTCCTTTTCAGGCTCTTCTTGTACCTCAGCTTTAGGTTCTTCTTCAGCTTTCTGCTCTTCCTGAGCCTCGTCAAAGGTTGGAGTGTTTAAATCTAATTCGTCTTCCTCCGTAGAGTTGTCTTCCTGCATCTCGTCAAAAGCTTTAGAAAGCACATCTTTGGTTGAGTCGAATAGTTCCTCGTTGCTTAGTTCAGGCTTAGCCATATTTTCTCCCTTAGCTGTTCATATCTTCTGGGTTACGATATTGATTCCTTGATCGTTGATTAACCCTGTTTGCCGGAGCGTTTTCCTGTCTGACAAACTCAGGATTCGCCCTACCTCCCGGCCCTTGAGCCGGTTGACCACCATACATATTACCGCCAACACCCATAGCTGCTTGAATCTGCTGATTCTGCATGGCATATTCCATAACATCCTGAGGAATAGGCGGAATAAACTTAGCCACGTCTATTCTCTCATCGAACCGCTTGAAAGTCTCTTTTACAAGGTTTATAAATGGGTTGAATTCATCAGGAATTCCTGACATGCGCATAGATTGTATAGCATCGATGTTCTGCATGATTATAGGCATCAATTCTATCCAGCGCATCTGCTCTGTATTCTTGTCTGGCATCTCTGTGCTGCCAGCCTTGATTTCAATATACGTGCGATCGTAAAGCGTTTGCTTATCAACTTGAGGCCAAAAAGCGTTCTGACCAGCTTCCTGTAATACCATCTCAGGAGACATTTCCTGCAACAATATTTCTGCGGAAAACGTAGCGACATCCTTTAGCCACTCCTCCAATAGATCAATTTTCTCTCCTACTCTAGTTGATAAACCTTCTTGTAGGATGTTAGCTTCTGTAGCCGTTTTAGATTTAGCAACAGATCCTCTAGCTGCATCGCCCAGCCCGCTGATCCATTCGATATCCTGCCTAATAGCAGATGTATCATAAATCATCGGGTTGAATGGTGGTGTAGATGCCGGCTGAAACACTGTATTAACCCCGGCTCCTGATGCATTAATCAGGGCTATATCTCCGATTGTAGCATTAGAGAACGTCTCGATATCTTCGTAGTTAATTCTACTAGAGTCTGCAACATAAAATGGTGCAGAAAGATCCCTATGCTTAGAAGCCTGAGTTCTGATAGTCATATACTCATCTTGAAGATTCTCAAGAAGATCAACATCAGATATAGGCCACTCTTCTCCATCTACCCAGTTAAGTCCCAATATAAAGAATGGGAACCAGCAATCACCCATCTTGTTAGGATGGAACGGTGTTTTAATATATGAGTCTCCGCCCTCAGCCCAAGTATATACGGTCTGGGTTATTTTGTCCCAATACTCCCAGATTGCTAATGCAACCGAAACATCCTCACCCTCTCCAACGTTAGAATCTTTTGTCAAACGCTGAGGAATACCATTTTGATTCCTACGATAAGTAGTGAACTTTTCTATTTCTTCTTTAGAAAGTTGGAATCTAGCCATAACCTCTTTTGGAGTCATCCACGTTCTGTTGGCCATCCAACGCGCTTGCTTATAGTCTGATAAAGAGTCAAGAGAAGTATCCATCCTGAAATCTTCAGGTCGAACGTAACCAAGGTTTAACCCTTCCCTTCTCATGACGTTTACGTTTGCCTGCAAACTTTCAACGATCATGTTCTGCTCTTGAACTAAAGAATCTTTATCCTGCTCATCAACAGTATCTTCTTTTCTGATAGTATCTACTAGAGACGCCAAAGTATCTTGAGCATCATCTAGTTGTCTACTTACCAAAGGATCTTTTATGTAATCTCTCTGGTATGTAACTTTGACAATACCAATCTTGCTTACCATGCAAGATCTTAGTATCTGCTTTGATACCCTTTTTAGTTCAGCCTTATGAAGGCAGCTATTAAGAACTATTTGAAGAGTATTAGCAAATAGATCGGCAGTTCTGTATTCGTACCCAGAAGGATCTACATGCTCGTTTGGTTTTACCTGAATCTCTGGATTCTTGGCGTAAACGAGAGGTAAGATATTCTGAAGCGTTGCATGGATGATGTTTCCCTTAATGATCCTGCCAGCTTCTTGGCTTGCCTGCCCAGGCGTAACAGTCTGAGAGCGCCAGGTTGTTCTTCCTAGAGCATATCTACGACTGTGCTCTATTTCCCTATATCTCCGCTTCCATTTTCTATACGAAAGCCCGATATTGTTTTGAAACTCTCTGATTAACCCCTTTGAATTAGATGAAACATCAGGAGCTATCGTTGAGCTTGATGCGGAGATCTCTAGATCAGCCATCGTTGTAATCCTCGTAAAGTTCTTCTATCCTATCTAACCATTCTAGAGTAAACGGGTTAGGATCAGTTTTCTTTGGTTTAGGTTTCTTTGATTTCGCTCTCTTATGCATTAGGCCATATCTTGTTGCGTCAAACAAATGATCTTCTGCCTTAGTGTCAATATCCTCAATCTTTTTAGGGTCTGCCGGCAGCGATGGCACCGTTCTCAACCAGTGCTTGCAATTAGCAAAAACCTTGAAAGATTCAGCGTTTAATCTGTCAACAAACTCGTTAAGCCCCTGGACTCTAGATCCTGGCCCTTTCGCGCTTGGTTCCCAAAAAACGCCGTAGTCGTTAAACACGTCAGCAACAGACTTATGTCTGCCGTCTCTCATAAATATAGCCGAATCAGCTATGTTGCCGCGAAATTTTATTCCCAGCTTTTTCTCTTTAGTCTCTGCCTCCAATATATCTTCAGCTATTTGCTCTATTGGAGTCTCTGAGCCTACGTTGGGCCTGTCTGCCCAATACCTCTCTCTGTACAGGTAAACACATCCATCATAATCTTGTGCAAACCACACGCACCCCGCAGGGGATTTATACCCGTGATCATAAGATTTCCACCTACGCCACTCTAATGGTATATCGAATGGATCTACCACATGCTCAACTGGGTTCCAGATTGACTCAAAAAAGGCTCCAGGCGCTATATTCCAGTCGCCATCTAACCAAGCCTTAACGAGCCACTCTGGTCCAGAAGATTTTATCCTGTCTATATATCCGGGGTCATTCTCCATCAAAGGAGTGTTGTCCGTTATCTTAGACGGAATAAAAAGCTTGCCTTCTTCCTCCTTATCAATGTACCTCTCTTTCACCCAACCGTGACCTGGGCCACCAGGGTTGGCGCTAGCCCGAAATAGCGTGGGCACGCCGGCCGCAGACCTCATAGTTGCCTGCAGCAAATCAATAGGGTCTGGCGACGGCCAGTTTCCTAGCTCGTCAAACCCAAGGAAAGTAACAGAAAAGCCTTGCAGTTTCATAGCATCGTTATCTTCGTCTAGATGCTTTAACTGCAGGGTAGAACCCTTAGGGCTTACCCACTTTCTTTCACCTACTTTCCACTCCCAACCTTCCTTTACGAATACGCTCTGACCTAACTTAACCAGTTCCCCTGTTTCCGGGTAAGTTCTACGGAATAATAGCCCGTGAGCATCTGGTCCGTAGAGTTCTGCATGTCTCCTGAAAGCCAGCAGCATTCCAACAGATTTCGATCCTCCTCGGGCACCTCCGAAGAGAATGTGAGGATGCTCACTATACACGAACTCTCGTTGCGGTCCCTCAAGAGCAACCCATTTGTCTTTCCCATTCTCTACCCTTCTTTCAAGTTCAGTGGCTAAAATCGCACGTATTTCTTCCCTGGGGTAACTATGTACAAGAGTGTATGCTAAGCTCATGCCGCATATTTTACCATGGCAACTTCAGCCGCCGGTACAGTAAATAAGTTGTTTTCAACTATATCTGGATACTGGGACCCAGAATCAGGTATCATACAGAAAGTATGTATATTGAAAACATCTTCATCCTTGTTGTGATCAATAGACGTTATTCCGCCAGCAACTATAGGAAAAATATTCGTAGAGGTGCTATGAGCAACATCTATAGTTCCTGACAAACCTCTTACCAGTGTATTTAAAGCCGTAGTTGAACCAGCTGTTTCTGTCGTTGTGCTATAAGATATTATCTCAGCTCCTATCAAGGCTTTCCCAGAGGACGGGAAATTATTACCAGATACTACACCTACGTCTACGCTTGTAGTTGCTGCTGCAGCCAAAGTCCCTGTTGTTCTAGCCACAGTATATATATCAATAGTGTAGCTGTAATCGTCGCCAACAGATAAAGATTTTACCTCTGTTGCATAAGTGGCAGAGTCAATCAACTTCTCAACAAGCGTAGAAGGCGCCTCAGCATAATCAAGGGCATCTGCAGTAGTGTAACCATCATATGTCAAATAGATGGTATCTACAGGCAGAAGTGTTAAAGCTGACATAATTAGGCGTATCTATTACCGCTAGGAACTTCGTCTGAGCGCTTAGGTTTGGGCCTACCTGCCTTTTTTGGCTTAGGATAATTCTTATCAGCAACTAATCGAGCCGCGGGGTGTAGACCAACGGCTCTCTGAGCCGCTTTTCTACCTGAATCGTCGTATGGGAAATGAACAGATGGCATGATGCCTCCTAATGTTTAGTTTCTGAGGTAGGCTCCATGCTATCCTCAAACTCTTTAATGAGCTCTACAAGTTCATTATCCGACAGTTCTCTCATAGAGTCGTTGATGTTAACGTTCTGATCGATAGCTCTCATAGACGGTACACACCTTTCTACAAGTATTCTAGCGGCCTGAACGTCTCCCTCTTTAGCGGCGTCGGCTAAAACCTCAATAACTGCTGGTAAATGCTCAGATATCTGGCTTCTTAGTTGGGCCATCGTTTTTTGAGATTTTCGCGGCCGACCATTTGGGTTTCCGCTTTGTCCTTTTTGCCAAGCCATCAGTAAGCTACCGGTGATCCTGGCATCGCTCTGTTGCGGCGCCTCATGTGTTCTTCGATTAGGACTTTATCTACCACATCAGCTGGTAACTGCCCAGAGCCCTCGTAACCAAAATCTACGCCGCGGTCATAATCCTGCATAATTCGCTGCCTGGTTGGGTCAGGAACAGTATACGCCGAGCCGCGATGTCGCTGCATGTCGTCTTGCGTTGGGAATTGGCCAGCAAAGCGGCCAGCGATGCTATCTGCCCCGGCTGGGGTTTGATACCCTGGCATATTAGGTCGACGCTGCATGTTAGCTGCACGCTCTTGGTCTGTAACTGGTGAAAACTGGTTAGCCAATCGATCGCCGCCACCCTTTATTGCCTGCCTGAAAATTTCTAAAATGTCCACTGTTAGTACTCCTTATCTACGGTGAATTGCTCTGCATGAAAACCGGGTTTCAAACCCATTAAATACCTAAGATAATCATAAAACCCTAGGCCTGCTGTTGCTATTGTACCCATTGGGTTTACACCGACAGTATTAGTAAGAGCTTCTGGAGCCTCGAATTCATGTCTTAATCCTTCGGCGATTTCTCTAGATTTTCTAGCCGCATCATCAACGTTTCTATACCTGTCTGCAAGCCAGTTATCGTATTCGTCTACCTTGTTCCTAGCAATATCTTGCAGCCACTTAGGATCAAAAGAGTCTCTAAAATCGCCAATGGTACTGGCCGCGGCTGCAGCCGCTGGAGTCTGATCAATCTCGCTTATTTTACGGTTTACATCGCCGGCGAATCCTGAAGCAGCGTTCCAAGCGTCTGCTCCATATCCCATACCCTTTGCACCAGTTCTTTCCCACCATGATGGACCTGGCGGCGGTTGATCATAATCAGGCACTGTTGAGCCGTGTATGCCGTAATCTCTACCAGCTAAATCAAGCCTGTCTTGCTTATCTAGAGAGTCGACCGGAAATAAAGTAATTGGGCCTCCCGTATCTCTGTTTCTAAACCTCTCAACAAGGTGGTCTTCGTGCGGAAGACCGTCGCTCCTGAACTCAGGCGCTACACCTCGACTATTTCCACCGGATTGCGTAGGACGACCGTAGTCAACACCAGTGAATTCCATAGTCATTGGATTCTTGCCGATATACCGTCTTCTCTCTACTGTGCCCCCTCTCTTAGGGGCAACATCTTCAGGATCGACTTGGTATGTTTCCCACAATCTGTCGTCGAACAGGTCTGCTAGAGTCATTAGTAGAATCCCCAATAATCGTCTGGTCTAGGAGCTGAAAAATGTGGCGGCGGCTTAGGAGCACCCGGATCAGGACCTTCAGGATCTGGCGGCTGTTGCTGTGAAAACTCTGGCTTACCCCTTCCGTAAGTCTTTGATATTACCCGGCTAAACGGTGTAGCCCGCTGGATCTTTCTAGGATCCCTAAAGAGCTCTGCAATCTGCGTCGATTCTGTATACATTTCTATTCCTTATGAAATAGTTTTAACATGGTGGAGGTGGTGGGGATCAAACCCACGTCCAAGCTTATCCACTTTGGGGTTACCGCCTGTCGAAGTCATTCGTCACCCCCGGTGCTAATATTATATCACGGGCGGCCCTTTCTAATAACAACATCAACCGAACCAGCTGCTAGCCCTATATTCTTTATATTTATTACTATTCTTTACGTCAGCAGCGCAGCTGACCAGCTGAAGAGCAACGTAGCTGACGCATAGCTGACTACTTATGTAATAATCGAACTATTCCATAAATTTCTGGAAAATTTAGAAAAAGCCAATTTGTTCGAACCCCAAGTAAAAGCCCGATTTATGTAGCATAGTCGAAACTATGATACTTTGAAAAATCAAGTAATAAGCCTGAGAGAACCGGAACAACCCCCGCCGGAATATTAGTATTTTATTATATACTTAACTTGATTTATAAGAGGTTTTTGCAAACTTTTTGTCATCTATAAGAAATTGTGATTGTACTTTTTCGAAAATATATTTTAGAATCTAATTCATGATATGAAATTAATCGTATCATATTGATATAAGTTAATCTTATAAGGGAGATAAACGAAATGAATAACGTTAAATTATATTCGCAGCGCGGTGGGCGTCTGATTTGGATGACGCATAAAGATGAGTTGGATAAATACGGGTTCGGACCCGGCGCGAGATTCGACGTCGAACTAACAAGTGGCAAAATCGTATTGCGTTCGAATCCGGATGGTCGCCGCAAAGTGAGCGACAAGAAAGGCAAGCCGGTTCTCTGCGTGATCGGCAAAGCGATTACCAAGGCGTTCGGGTTTGAAGCGAACGGTGTGATCGACATGTTGAATGCCACCGCCAAAGACGGAGTGATAACTCTCACGAAGTAAAATCCAACGATCTTGACGGGGTCCTTCGGGGCCCCATTTTTTTGTTTGTTTCCCAATAAAACCCGATTTGGCACAAAACACGGCAATTTGTTTCGGGTTTGGCACAAAACACGGGAAACCAGCAGTTCTGTTGGAATCCCAGAGAATATGCGTGTGTGCGAGAACCCGACATATCAGGTTGATTAAAACAGGAGTCCAACACCAATAAATCACAGGCGCCCTAACACTTCACACCAAATATAAACCCACTGTTATCAATTGATAAACCAACTATAAATAATACTAATTGTTA